AACATCCGCATACAATCCAGTACTCAATCTGCTGAACAAAAGAGATCTCAGCAATGGACGTAGCAAGTCAGAAGCTTCATCACGCGAATATCTAGCAGCAATTTCATTTGCTACAGGTATAAAAACATAAACTGTAAATGGCTCAATAAGTTGCTGCCTAAAATTTGAATTGCGTTGTTGATTATCGAGAGCATCAGATTCAATTAATCGACTCTGTGAAGCAATCACTCCATCTAAAACTACAAATGCCCAATATTCATCAACTTCACTTTCAGTGTATGCTGCTGAGATTCTATCTATGTTAATGCCAGATGAAATGCGAGGTTTGGTTCGCAAAGTAATTGATCCAGCCGGATCTGGCAAACCAGTAACTGAGTGAGTGAACTTAAAAGTCACTGGATCAATAACGTCAATAACTTTATATGTGCTATTGTAATCTCGTAGTTTAGATTCAGCATCACGTAGCACAGGTGATCCAGTTGCAGTTACAGCTCCAGAATCATCCATAGTGAATGTAATAGTTTTGCGATTGGATATGCTAACAACAGTAAATGTGCCATTGAATTCAGCTTCTGTTGCTCCAGTGATTCTGATAGTAGACGCAACAGCCTCTGTGAGATCGTGAGCAGTCGTGGTTACTAGTGTACCAACTGTACTTGATCTAGTCAAAGATGTTATGGAAATTGGAACATCAGAGTCAGCTATCGCAAAAGCTTGGCCAACTTCAAGTTTATGCTGTTCAGAACAAACAACTGTCATGTCAGTTCCAGATCTAGTTATGCTGGAGACTCCAATATCAGTTGTGAATTTATCAGTAAGCTGCGGTAGCAATACACTTAGCTGAGAAACAATATCAGATGCTCTCATACTCGTTTAAACTCCGCAAGCATTTGCTTTTGAAAATGATCTTTAGTTTTTGACTTTACTGCTGCTACAGCATTTGCGATGCTGGGTCGAGGTTTAATAACTCTACCATCACGAAATTTAAATCCATCTTCAATAACATGATCATATATAGGAGCACGAGTGCTATTGTTTGTGGCAAAACCATATCCAAATTCCATTCTCTGATAGCTATACACCTTCCAACTAACAGATCGGCGCAGTTTGCCAGTCAAGTTAGCATGAGTTTCACCAGGAGCTGATGCTACATGACGCTTTTTGCGTCCACCTTTCATGCGAATGATATAAACTCTACCACTTTTTGGTTTGCGTAGAATTTCTTTATTGGCTTCATTTTTTAGATCACGTCCAAGATCAAACCAAGCAGCGCGAATTGCTTTGTTAGTTTTCGGACGCAATTTTTGTAGCTTCATGAAACTTTTTGAATTGAAAATGCTAGCTTCATAGCCTACAGCACTCATGCTTTTGAAGCCCCCAAATCTTTATCACCACGTTCTGAACAACGTAAGCGCAGAAACTCATTATTCTCATCCAAGTTTTCAACGCTAATGATCTTCAAATTGTTACCATTAAATTCAATCCATGTTTCTGAAGTAACAGCCTCATCATATCGAATTATGATAATATGACTCAAGCCAACGTCAATATTAGCACCAGTGAAAAATGTTTGACCAGCAGCAGTCTGAACATTTGCCCAAACCGTTTTTGTTCCAGTAAATGTTTCTGTGAAGTCATATGTGCCAAATTCCGGCACTTGAATTGAACGGTTATGTAGTTTGATCCGCTCACTCATGTCCCCGATACACGATACTCTGTTTTTACGCTGTATGACTTCTTTACTCACAGTCATTCTCGCGAATCAATGCGCATATAACATCAAGTGAATCACGATTAGATCCACCATCAACGCTAATTTCAATGTTGATTTCTAAACCATCTTTGGCACGCGTATCAGAATGCGCCGGATTGCTAAGAGCAAACAAACCTCTGTAGCCCCAATCACGCGTGTTGAGATTTGCTGTACCATATTCAGTCATTGATACAGATGCCCCAAAAATAACTCTTACTCTGCTACCAAGATCAGCAGCTACAGCCAAAGAATCAGCAATTGTTATTGTTCCAGCTGTAGAATCAACTGCGCTAACCGTCGATGATAAAATCACACCATTATTTTGTGTAACTTCAACTGAATCCCCAACATCAAACACGCCAGCATCTGAAACACTAAGTTCTGTTTGGCCAATTGCTTCATCAGCAGAAATCAATTCATCTTTACTAGGATCATAAACCTTAAATGATGCACTACCGCCGCCAGCATCATTGATAACCACATCAACATCAGTAGTCCAATTGTGATATTTTGGCGCTACAGCAAGAACATTATAATCTGTGTAGCGTTGAATAACTTCGCGTGCCATCAGTTAACCTCAGTTGCTCCACTAGTAACTTTAGATAGCATTGAATTCACTTCTACAACTTTTGTTAGTTTCTTTTCAGTTCTCAAAACTCTGCCAATTTCTGATTCAAATCTTGGAATAGCAACATCAGCTATAGAAACTGAAATTGCTCCAGATGCTGTGGCTACTCCTGTAGCAGATCCAACAAGCTGAAATGGTGGCAAAGTATCTGCTTGAATGGCAAATGCTAACCATTTTCTAGCACTAGAATCAACTGTTGTAAAATTCCAATCCCAACCATCATTTGTGAAACCTGTAAGTGTAGCCTCAAAATCTAAAGCATTACTAGCATCATAAAGTTTAATTGATTTGTCACTAAACATTGACTGTGTGGATTGAGTAGTAGTTGGTACTGATGAAGAAAATGCATGACACGATTGAATCAATTCTGAATTCAATGATATTCCATAATAGGCACCCTCATCATTTTGCCTAAGAATGCCGTCTAAATTAGTAAGGCCAGAAGTGAAAACTCCACAAAACTGTGGCAAGAATCCAACACCAGTTTGTGTTTTTGTTCCTGTAGAAGTTGGGGAATCTACTACACCAACCCAAGTTTTATGTGAAGTTGTTGCTCCGCTGCCAAATTGAAGTGAAAGATGGCACAGTGCTCTTGTTCTCGCATAATTTCTTGGTGTATAGCCCCAACCATCTGAATTAAAACTTGTCCACTCTACATCATATGCCCAATTGTTAAGCAAATTCTGTGGTATTGTTGAGGATGAACCGTATGTTGTTGTTCCGTATGATTGGGTTCTTGATGTAGCTGCGTTTCTTTGGTAAGCCAAAGCATAACCTGCTTGGGTTATTCCACCTGCCCGATCATTTTGAATAAGACCAAGATTTATGGTTATATTATCTATTCTGCCATAATTCAAAGCTGCCCAATGTGTACTAGCATTTATCACCAAATCAGATTCAAAACCAACACCTGTTATTTGGCTTTCAAAATCAACTCCGGTATCAACAAGAAATGAACCAACGTATGCTGAAACATCATCCCCGGCAAAAGCGATAATTGTTACATAATAATTGTCTTCAGGATCATTAAGCCATTCAATGTTAACTGTATCTGCTGCAAAAGATGTAAATTGTGCCCAACAATCAAGTGACCCTGTATTACTATATAATCTTATGCAGTATCCTGGTATAACACCATGATAGGAAGAAGTTGTTGAAAAATTGTCCCTAGTTCCATTTGAAACGACTCTTGTGTTTGTTCCATCAGTAAAACCAACTGACGTACTATTATGATCAGTTTTTGAATCAATGGCACCGGCTGCGCCAACAATAAAAATTGCCGCTTTAGGAGTCAGACCGCCGCAATCTACTGTGAACGATTGCGGCCCTGTTTGGGTATTGCCCAAAGTCTGATAAAAGCCATGTCCAATAATTGCTGTCAATCGACACCCAATCGAGATTTAACTTGATTCAGAGTATACAATCCATATTCACCTAGCATTAACACATCATGTATCAATGCTCGATTGATCGTATCACTATCCAAGTTAGATAAAAAATTTTGAAGTGCAGTGGCTTCTTCTGGGGTAAGATCAAATGCCGTTACCAATTGGGCACCAGTTACAGCACCACGTTTATATTCTGCCAACGCTGCCATGAACTGATGTACAGGCAATTTTTCTTCATCTTCCAACGGAGCAACCAATCTAGTTAGTAGCGACATTATTCACCTATGCCATTGAAACAGATAAGGCACCAGCAGCAAATTCTGCAATGTTGGTGTCAGCAATATTTGTTGGAGTATCTAAAGCGCCATACACCAAAAGATTCCCACCTGAAGAAGCATCATGTACGCCAAAGTGCGTTAATATTCCCCATGAACCGCCAGACGCAGTTGGGAATGTAACTAATGCAGTGTTAGTAGATGTACCACTTACATTAGTCCAACCACCTGTCATAGCAACACGTGCATAACCAAAACCAGAAACTTCACTTCCAGAATCATCATCCCCTGGTTCACTTGTATAAAGTGAAACATAAACTGTGGCTGGTGCCGCCCAAACTACACCATTAAGCATGTGCTCTAGGATTTTATCTTCAGCATAATTTGACAAAGCAGACATTAGATTCTCTGAATTCTACCTTGATCATACTTCTCAGTAGCACCAGACTTTAGTGCTGCTGTATTAACATCGCAATCACCACGATTGGCATACAAAAATGCCAAGTGTTCGTACACTCCAATGCGATATTGTTCGATGTTTCTTGGCGTTTGTGTAACGAAAATGATTTGTATGCCTGCTTCAACTTCATCTAAATCATCCGGCCAAACTTGATCCTCTTTGAGAAGCACTTCACTAAACTGATAGCCAGGCTTCAGATAGTAAACTGAAGTATCAATGGTAGTCAAGACGCTGCTAACCAAATATTTGATACTTGTTATTGATGCTACTTGACTCTTGCGTAGCAAAATCCTATCTTCAAAGCAATCCAAAGTCAGCTGCCAAGTTTTTGGACGCAAATCTCGTCCTGTATAACGCTCAGCATACTGGACAGTAGCAGCGATCATGTCTTGGATAACTGAGTTATCAGCATCATGTTCAACTTTCAAGTAAGCCTTGGCTTGCTTGAGTGAGATCGGCAATGTACCAGAATCATTAAGCGTGTACAAATATGACAGCGGCATATCTTACTTATCCCAAGCTTTCTTTTTGCCCTTCATTGAGTCATTGCTAATAAGTTTAGAAGCATCAGGATCAGCTTCGAGTTCAGCTTCTGCTTCAACTTTCTTAGAAGCACCATCACCTAAAATTTCTGCATTGCCAGATTCTTTCATAGCAATAGCATCAACTTCAGCGATGCCATCCATCTCTTGCCCTTCAACAAAATCGAATTGGCCACGAGCAATTTCTGAATGTGCCCATCGACCATTCTTCAAAAATTTTACTTTCATTTTATTCTCCAATACTGTCTTTGCGGGTTTGGAAGGTGGAGCGTACCACGTATCACTACGCAGCACGCTCCACCTCCATCATTCACTTACGACGTGGTTTGCTGATTAGCAACGGGTTTGCTCACAGGATTGCCGAGCAAAGCAAGAACGCAGAAGTCAGCAACAGGGGTCGCTGCGCCAACCAAAGTAAATCTCTGGAAGCGCTTCTTGCCCACGATGCCAACTCGGCGCACCTGATCATCATCAGTTGCAATCCAAGTGGGGCTACCACCAACGATGTTCGCGGCAGGAACAGCAGTTGCCGTTCCAAATCCCACAACATCGTCCTCTTCAAGAGTAGCACTGAATGTGCCAGTGGTGATGGTACCCACGTCAATGAGCCATTCAAATGACTCATAACCAAGCGTGTCGATGATAGCACTCACTGTGCTAGCACCAGCCGCCTGGCCATCGGTTGCTCCGATGCCTTTGACAACTTTAATGCTGGAATGAAGATCATATTCCATTTTCTTTCTCCTGCTGAAAGTTGAATTTCAGTTTAATGAACCAATGTTACGCCTTGAGCTTGAGAAGTTTGATGGCCTCAGGAAGCACAACCAAACCAGTGTTCCATCGGTTCATCGTGAACTCAACAATCGCAAACTTCTTGAGAGTGAGTTCATCACGAATGACGCTCATCCCAGTCCGATCAACAATGGTATACCCACGACGGAAGTCACCAAACGCGACTGCCAGCGCCTGTGAAGCTTCATCAGGCATGCTGTTAGCCAAAACGTAAGGGAATCCATTGAGCGTATTTGCCACCGGACCATTCAGCCCAGGCTGCCACAGGAACGAACCAGTGGTGGACTTGAGCACGCGAATTGCCGCCAACGATCGACGATTCATCACGTACACAGGATTGTATCCCACCTTCAGGTCACCAGTAAGAGCAATGATGTCATCCTCATAAATCTTACCGGCAGTACCAGAAGCATTACCAACACGAGCAGCAGCAACGACAGTAGCATTGACTGTGAAGCCAGCCGGCTGCTTAAAGCCAGTACCAGCAACAAAGCCATTGCCCTCACCGAACGCAAATGCTTCACCAGCGTCACTCGCAATTTCCGATTCCATATCGAATGCGGAATCCATCAGCATATCTTTCGTGATAGGTGTGGTGTGAGTCTGTCGATATGGCGTGACAGTTTCAGACTGATAAGTAGAAGCACTATCTGCGCCTGTCTCTGCCTCACCTTCATAGGTAGCAGTGGGGATGGTATTGCGAATTGCCATCTCCATTGACTTCCCACTGATTGTTCTCACTCGCGAAATGGCACGAATGGGATCAATCTCGATGATTTTCTTGATAATCATGTTGTCCAGTTCGGACGGAACCAGAACACCACCATCAACTGCCGTATCAGTACGCAGCAGCACCTTCAGCTCAGGACTGAGAGCACGATCACCCTCCTTACAGAAAGTGTTCAGTGCTTTGTACTCATCCAGTTGCTTGTACCCATCAGGCGTCTCACTGTTCTTGTAGTTAATACCGCGTGCGATTTCAGCTTCAAGATCTGTGATCTGCGCCTTGAGCTCAGCCTGACGCTTGTCGTCAGATTCCTTCGCTTCAAGTCTTGCTTCCTTCAGCTCATTAACTGCAGCTTCCAGATTCTTTGCCTGCTGTTCGACAACTGTGAGCTTCTGATTCTTTTCTTCAAATGTATCAAGAACAGTATTCAGTCGCTCAATCTTGTCTTTGTCAACAAAACCTTTCTTCTCAACTTCACTGCGAAGCTCAGTGATGGCACTCATCACTTCCTTATTAGTCTGTTCATCAGCCATTGTTGTGGCTCCTATGAAATGTTTCTGATTCAATTTCAAAATTACACCACGGCATCAGCATCCCGCTGACCCCATAGCAGAATCCCTCTGCCGTCAAATCATTATTCCTTTCAACGCTTTCAATATATCTGAAGCACTTTCTGGTTCACGCAATCCATTGAACTTACTTGCCAGCTCAACGGCCGCACTTCTTGAGAACGCACCAGTGTCAGTTAAAGCACGTTCCAAATCTCGTTTCGTAAAAGTTTTGATCTCTTCAATTCCAAAGAATTGCTTTTCATCCATACCAAATGGAGATACCAAGCCCATCTTAGCATAATATTTTTCCAAATGCTGGATGACTCCGGCTGTATCCTCATCAGGAATACCAACGTTGCGACCCATGACTTCACTCGCTGCTCTAAAGATGGCGCGTGGAATGGCTATTAGCTTTCCATCAACAACGTCAGCAATCAAAAGTTTATATCCATCATAGCGCTCAACTCTATCTTCATCAAGCCAAACATACGCTTGTTTGAATTCAGCGCTTGGAGATTCTTTCGATTCTGTTAGCTGCTTCACTCTGTCTTTAGCAGCATTTGGGCTCCAGTTATACAATCTTGGTGCCAAAGGCAAGTCTTGAAATGGAATAGCAATTTTGACTTCAGTGATCATAGCATCTCTATTGAGAGGCTCATCAACGATGCTGCCTTCAATAATTTTGGCTTCATAAATTTCACGATAACCTTTCGTCAAGTTATCTTTAACCGCAATGAAGCCAATTGAGAAATCACTAAGCACACCTTGTAACGCCAACGAATGTGCTTCTCTACCCAATTGTGTATTGAGATTGATCTCGCCTCGACCAAACAGACCATGATCATCTTCACGAACTGATTCAATTGGAAAGCCACCAATTGTACGACCATGGTGATCCTTCAGTCTAATCGGTCGTGAGCGACGATCTTTATGTTCACTAATTGATTTTATAAATGCACCTTTATGGAATCGGTCTGGAACCCCATAACGACCACCTTGGTCTGGTGTCCAAGCTGCGATGTAACCTTCAACGATGCCAACATCAACACCATTGCGTTTGTCTTCTTTTATATCACAGATTTGTCCACCAAAGTTTTTGGTTTCAAACTGTTCCATTTTGGCCCTCGCTCAGGACTATCATAGTCTGATCAGTATTTTGCAATTCATCAAATGTCCAATTGTAAAATATTTCTCCGGGCTTGACTTCTGCGAATCCATCCAAGAACATTCCATCAACGTAACCACCAGTTTGTATCAGAATGGAATCTTTTGTTCTTTTAGTTATGAATCCCTCAAGCCTCATCTACTTCCTCAGTTTCATCTTCAATTGTTTCTGTTTCACTATCATCTGCTTTTGTTTCGGATTTTACATCACTGTAATCAGTTATGACTTCGCCAACAGGTGTTTTAATAACTTTGATATCACCTGCTCCCCAAACGAATTTATCTTTGGCCATTAGAAAATTGGCTCCACTGTTATGACTCGGCGTTTAATAATATCATCAATAACATCTACAGCGACATTTTCTTCAATGTCTAGAATTTTGTAACGCATGTTCCTTGGAAGCAAAAATTCACTCTCATCAGTATTCAAAAACAAAGCCTTGTCACCTTTGTTAAGACGCATTCTGATGATAGCAGTTTTAGTGTCAGTAGTTTTCCCCATGAACTCAGCGGCTAATTCACGATGGCCACTCCAGCTACCAAATCCTTTGTCTGAAAATTCCATTCCAATTTTCGGATTGATGCGTGCTACTGAGCTCGATGTTATGCCCCGATAAACTGTAATGTCTTCTTGAACTTTAGCTCCACTAATTGCTGTATCAATCAACTTGACACTATTCTTAATTTCAGCAACTGTTGGAACGATATCACCAGGATCAAGAGTAATTTCTTTTCCAGTCCTGAGATAACTATTTATGAAATCTGAATCAGTTACATAATTATCAATAGCATCTATGGTAGCAGCTCTTTGTTTTGCTGGCAGAACCTCATCAAATGGTTTCAGTCTAGCAATGATTGAATCATTCGGGGAAAACTGAGATTCAATATTGATGACATCAAAATCTGGAGACTCACTTGCTTTAGGCAAAGTTGCCTTTACTTTTGGTGATGTGGCATCATTCAATGGCCGCTTTCGCTTAGCAACTTTCTTTTTAACAGCTGCTTTCTTTTTAACAACTTTCTTTTTAGCAAGTTTTGTCACTGGACTAGCAACTTCACCTTCAGGTATAATTTCGACAGTGGCAACTCTGCGATTGACAGATGGACTTTGACCTTTTTTGAATGAAGTTTTGCGCATAACAGGAACATTGTCTTCAATTTCAACTATTCGGTATTTTGTTCCTCTGGGAAGTAGAAATTCAGCTTCATCAGCATCCAAAAACAAACTGTTTGATCCTTTCTTCAACTTCATCCTGAACATAACAGCATCTGGATCTATTTTGCTGATTCCATATTCAGTTCTGCGCATAAAATTAGCAGCAGTAACTCGCTCACCACTCCAACTTCCAATTGCATCATCAACAAATTCCATTCCAACTTTTGGATTAACTATTCTAGCAGCATGCCCACTGAGGCCGCGATACACTACTGTGTCCTCTGCTGTCACGCCTAAAGAAATTGCTTTATCAATAGCTTTGATTTGCTTCTTTACTTGCGCTACACTTAAACCACGATCTTCAAACAGATGTCCAGTTCTTAAAACTGAATTGATATTTTCAGAATCACCAATATACTCTTCAAGACCATCTATCGCATTAAGCAGTTCACTCTCTTTGAGCCCAGCTTTGTTTCTTAGATAAGTTTCATAATCATCAAGCGCTTCCATTTTCTTAGCAGTGAGTCTTTTGTTCAAAGTTTTCATTGCAAAATCAGGTGACTCACTTGCCTTAGGCAGAACTGTTTTAATTGATCCAACTACTTTTGGCTTAGGAGTCTCTTTGACAACTTTGCTAACAACCTTTTTGGGGCTGACAAAACCAGGAGCTGGCTTCGCCACTTTGCTAATTGTACCAACAGTAGCATCAGCTTTAGTTATCTCTACTGTTACCATTCTTTTTATAACTGGTTTGCCTGTCTTGTCAGTGAATTTCATATTGAAATCATCAACAACTTTGAATTTGAGTCGGCGATCTAGCAAGACATTAGTCCCAGCTTTATTTACCACAATACCTTTGGTGCCTTCCTTAGCAGTAACTTTGAAAACTACACCTGTGTTGCCGCGAGCATACTCTACCGCACTTGTTGCTTTTTCAGCAATTGTCTTTCCAGATGAACCATCTGTGAGAGTGGTCCACGCTGAAAATCCGCGCTCTTCAAAGACGTCACCTTTGGACAAGTTAGCGAGAAATTGCGACTCTGGATTTGATATTGTAACTCCGCGATAAAGTGATACATCTTTCTTCAAGCCACCGCCAAGTTCAATAGCTTCACTAACAAGGTTTACTTTATCAATCTCAGCCAAAGTTGCGGTTCCAGCTCGCAATGCTTTGTTGAGTTTGTTATAATCATCAAAGATGAAATCTTTGATTGCACCGAATGCTTTTTTAACTTTCTGTTTGCCTTTGAGAGCTATAAGTTTAACATTATCAATAAGATTCTTCTCCAAACC